GGGGCGCTTGACGGGGCGTTTGCTGTCGGCCTGAGCGCCGCCGTCTCGTACTCGTCCTGGTACATCGGCGCGGCCTTATCTTGTGAACAGCCTGTTTCGGCGTAGCCGAAGGGGTGGGGATAGCGGGGCAGGAAAGGCCCCGCGAATGACCGCAGCCACAAGGTAAATTATTAAAAATGAATACTGAAGGGAACCGGGGCGCGACTTCGCGCCGACCGCGATCGTCGGGGGCAACTGCAACAACGGGGCGCTTGACGGGGCGTTTGCTGTCAACCTGAACAACGCCGTCTCGAACTCGAACTGGAACATCGGCGCGGCCATTATCTTACTTTTTACGGAATAATAACCAAATGCGGCCCGGTTAGCCTTGCCACTTGGCAAAAATCAACCCGGAACAGGGAAGGAATAGTAAGCAAAAGCCGAAATCCCTTCAGGGAATAAGATAAATTGAGACGATGAAAAGCTATAACAATTTATATGAAAAGATCCTGGATCGGGAAACCCTGGAAAAATGTTTTCGCGACGCTGCGAGAAAGAAGACCAGGCGAAGAGACGTCCGGCGGATCCTTGAAAACCTGGACGAACACATTGACATTTTATACGGAATACTTGAAAGGGAAGAATTTATCCCTTCATACCATGAAGCGAACATTATTCAAGAAACATCATGTCGGAAAGCCCGGCGGATAGTAAAACCGAATTATCAATATGAACAGGTCGTTCACCATGCGGCGATAAAACAGTTTTCGCAGATAGTGACGGCCGGACTTTACGAACAGGTCTGCGGATCCATTAAAGGCCGGGGAACCCACGGGGCAAGTAAAACGGTTGAAAAATGGATCCGGGAATATGACGGAAAGAAGTTTTATATCCTGAAGACGGATATCAGACACTTTTTCGAAAGTATTGACAGGGAAATCCTGAAAGCAAAACTGAAGAAGGTTATCCGGGACAAAAGATTCCTTCGTCTTATGTATATACTGATCGAATACGACAGGATCGGCGAAGTCGTTCACTATATGGCAAAAGGCCGCCGGAATATGACGACCGGGGACAAGAAGGATCTTGCGACTGAAATCGCATACGGAAGAACTGACAGGGCGCTTTCAATAATCAGAAAATACAAGCCTGATCCGGCCACAATGAAGATTGTTTTCGGATCGATAACAGAATCAAGGCGCGGCGTTCCGCTTGGATATTATACGTCACAATGGAACGGCAATTTTTACCTGAAGGATCTCGATCATTACATCGTCCAGGTATTACGGCCGGATCATTATATGCGATACATGGACGACATGATATTCATATCCAGGAACAAAAGAAGCCTGAAGAAGATCCGCGAAGAAGTCGCCCGATACATGAAAGACGAACTTCACCTTGAAATGAAATCGAACTGGCAGATCTTCAGATTCGAATATGTCGGCCGGGACGGAAAGATCCGGGGCCGTATGCTTGATTTTTTAGGATTTCAATTTCACTACGACAGAAAGACGCTTCGAAAATCGATCCTGAAAAGGATCAGAAGAAAGGCCCTTCGGATCGGATCAAAGAAGGGACAAAAGATATCCTGGTATGAAGCGTCGCAAATGCTTTCATATATGGGAACCATTCAGGCCGCGGACGTGTACGGATTTTATGAAAGATACATCAAAGATCAGATTCAAGTCCGGCGCCTGAAGAAAATAGTATCAAAACACACAAGAAGGGAGAACGCCAAAAATGAAGATCAGTTACAGAAAAGCGGAAAGCCTGGTATATCCGACCTTGATTGATACACAGTCAAGCCCGGGAACAGTCTACGTCAGGAAGGACGTTGAAGAGTACAAAAACCCGGACGGACTTACAGTCTACAAGTACGACGAAGCGGCCCTAAACCTGAAGGAATACGAAGAATATCAGGAAGAGGTCGCGAACACGGAAAGCCTGTCAATGCAGATCATAACACAGGCCCTTGAAGATATCACGATCCAGGCGACCGAAGATTCTATCGCGCAGCAGGAAGGGCGCGAAGAGATCGGACAGATGATTTCAGATCTTGAACTTTTAATCCTGGAAGGCCAGGGCGACACAGAAGCAACCACAACAGAAGAGTAAAGAAAGGAAGGTCACAAAATGGCAAAGAAAACCGTTGTTGAACACAGTCCACAGTTTGAGAGTTTGAAAAAGAAGTACGAAATGAACTACGTCAGAATTGACCAGTTAAGACGCTATGTCGCACTTCACGAAAAGCGCTATTCAGTAGGTATCAGCGCAGAGGAATTCGAAGAGATAACAGGAATTCCATATTAAGAAGCCGGATACTGATCCGGGATCCGGGTCTTTTCCTGATTGCCGGGGTAGCGTGAAAAGGGTCACACTATCCCGGTTTTCTTTGCAATTATGAAAGTATAAAACAGCCTAAAGAAAGGGATAACAAGGTGGAACAGGAATATATCACAAGAAGGGAACACGAAGAATTCGCCCGAAGAATGGAAGCTGAAAACGAAAGGATCTGCGACGAAAACAATCGTCAGAACAAACGCCTTTCTGCGCTCGAAGATTCCGTGAAGGACATCAACAAACTGGCGCTGAATATCGAAAGAATGACAGCTTCGATTCAATCCATGACTTCAGAGATCGAGAAACAGGGGAAGCGCCTTGAATCTATCGAACAGAAGCCCGCGAAAAAGTGGGACGCGCTTGTATTCGGTATTATCGGAGCGATTGCAGCAGCTATCGGCGCCGCTATTATGTCAGGAGTGATTCACTAATGTTTTTTATGAAGAAGAAAACAGAGAAGAAAAAGAAAATCGAAACGTCGAAACTTCTTCTTTACTATTGCGACGGATTATTAACGGCGACTGTCATTCTGACTTTCGTCGTCGTTTTTGTATTCAAGGATCCTTCGCTTCTTGCGTATGTCATTCCGGGCGTCTTCGGACTGGCCACGGCTGCGCATGGCTTTTATTTTTGGAAAGCAAAAGCGGAGAACCTACGCAAACATAACCAGGCCGACAAGGTAACTATGTCCGACGGATCAGGCGAAGAACCGCCCGCCGGATATTAAAATTATAACTTTCAGGAAAGGAAGGTATCAAAAACATGACAGTAACACTATTTATCACGATTGTAACGTTAGGCGCGGCCGTTTCTTCACTTCTCACAGAAGCGATCAAAAAGGCATACAACAACGCCGGGAAAGAGTATTCAGCGAATGTTATCGCCCTGATTAACGCCGTAGTCGTAGGCGGAATCGGAACGGCGGTCGTTTATATGCTTCGCGGGATTCCCTGGACTATCAACAATATTATCTGTCTGATCCTGATGATCCTTGTTGTATGGATCGGATCCATGATCGGATATGACAAGGTCATTCAGTTATTGAAGCAGATCGGGACGGTAGATATCGAGAAAAAGGCAGCGGGCGAAGATAATCCCGAAGACAAGAAGGGGGGCGGCGACAATGGCAACAGCAGCGCAGCAGAATAGTTTTATCCAGGCAATCGCGCCGATCGTCATTAAATACGCGAAACAGTACGGTTACAAGAATGTTTCCGGGACAATCGCGCAGGCTTGCCTTGAAAGCGCATACGGGACTTGTGCTTTATCAAAATATTTCAATTTCTTCGGCCTTAAATGCGGGGGAGCCTGGAAAGGCCCTTCCGTAAATATGCGGACAATGGAAGAATATACAGTCGGAACCCTGACAGCCATTTCCGACAATTTCAGGGCATATTCTGACATGGACGCAGGCGTAAAGGGATATTATGATTTCCTTAACTGGTCAAGGTATGCAGCAGTCAAGAATCAGACGACCGCCGAATCATTCCTTCAGGCGATCAAGGCGGCCGGATATGCGACTTCTTCAACCTACGTCCGAAATACAATGAACGTCGTCAAGGCGCACAATCTGACAGCCTGGGACGCAGTATTCGCAGGAGATCAGACAATCGTCGCACCTTCAGCCGGACAGACAGAAGTTATCCCTACATTCAGGATCGGAACAAATTACGTCCTGGCCGTGGAATTGAACGTCAGAACAGACGCCGGAGTATGGAGCCGCAAGAAGACCCACGCAGAACTTACGGCAAACGCGAAGGCAAACGACAGAGATCGCGACGGAGCGATCGACAAAGGAACCGTTGTCACATGTTTGGAAGTTCAAAGGGACGGTTCGGACGTGTGGATCAGGATCCCTTCCGGGTGGGTGGCTGCCTACTGGAAAGGAAACCGATATATCAAAGCGGCGTAAGCGTCAAAACGGCGCGTCCTGGAAACAGGAGAATAAAAAAGAAAGGGGGATCACGTCCGCGCAAAAGGCGGACAGTAACAATAACCTTCTTTTGGAATATATCACAGAATCAAAGCGATCGTTCTTCAAAAACGGTCGCTTTTTTATGCGGATTTTGCTATAATGGACGGGCGAATTTTAATTGAAAGGATCAAACTATGAATTCAAATATGTTACACGAAGAAGAGATCGAAAGACAAGATCTGACACTTCCACCGCCGGAAGAAGAACCGCAGCGACAATATTATTTTATCAAGAAATGCCGGGAGATCGTAAAAAGAAAGTCTGAAGAACTGGGGCGCCCTTTATATGCGTGTACGGTAACTATGGGGTGTCAAATGAATATCTAACGCGAGACAAAGAAAAGCCGCTAAAACAGCGGCTTTTTATTTTTGGCTTAATATATGAACCTATTACGAAGACCGTTCTTGAAGACGATTTCCTGGATCTTCGAATCCTTTAATATGATCCGATCAATAACCAGGGAAACGAAGTCCTTCAGGACTTGTTTGTCAACCGTAGAAGCGAAGTCCGAATAATCTATATGATCCCCGGACTGAAGTCTGTATGACAGAAGAAAAGAAGAAGCGGAATTCACGAAGGACAATTCAGCAGCTTCAGAATAAGAATCCCCGGTCAGGGCGTCCGCGATCTTATTATTGACGGCGGTCAAGCGTTCTTGAAGATCTGATCGCGTGGAAAGATATTCGCTTTCAGGGATCCCGGAATCGTCAAAAAGGAAAGCCTTCTTCAATCTATCCAGGGCGCGGGACAATTTGTCAGCTTCAGCCCGAAGGCCTTCGATTTCCGGGGCGTCTTTTTCGGATCCCGGCGGAGAAGGAACGAAGGTCGCGCCGCCTTTCACGCTTCCCCGAATCGCCTGGACGATTATATCCAGGTCGTCCCGGTTTATATACTTTATATCTTTGAATTCAGGGCCGGACAGAAGGATCCTTTCCAGGTCGTCAGGGCCGGAGATCTTCGCCCTGGATTTCGTCGCCCTGACAATGTTCGCGATATAATTAAATACAAACGGCCCGATAGTCACATCGGAAGCGCCGGGGGCGTCACAAGCGCGATATGTACGCCGTGAAGTACAGACATATAACGAAGGCTGAAAACCATTCAGGCGGACTTTATCAAGCCGGGAAACCTGAAATCCAGCGCCACAGTCAGCGCAGCGAAGGATCCCACCCGCGAAGACGTGAACGTGTTTCTTTATATGCGGATTGTCTGAAGTCGTGGACTTGATAGAATTATCGTCAAGGATAGCGTTGACACGATCCCACAGATCGGGATCAACCAGGGGCGGGAACACACCGGGAAGATATACGACTTCGCCTTCAGGCTTCTTTTGCCCCCTGGCAGAATTACGATAATTATATCGATAATCGCCTTTATTCATAGGATTTCGAAGATAATTGCATATTGTCGTTGTGTTCCACTTGCCGCCGCGCTTCGTTTGGATCCCGTTATCATAACAATAATCACGGACTTTCGCTGTTGACCTTGTCTTTTCGTATATTTCGTATAGCTTCCGGGCGTTCGGGGCTTCGACGGGATCATGTTCCGGGAATTCCTTTTCAGGGTTCCATTTCCAACCGTAAGGCATACGGGCGCCGTTCCACTTGCCGGACACGGCCCGGCCGATCATTACGTCCGTGACACGTTCAGAAGTCAGTTTTCTTTCCAGTTCTGCAAAAACAAGAATGATCTTCAGGACGGCTTCGCCTATGGCCGAAGAAGTGTCGAACTGTTCATTCAAGGAAATGAACGTGACGCGATATTTCTTGAATTCGTCATACATCAAAGAGAAGTCAACAAGATTTCGGGATATACGGTCAATCTTATAGACTACGACGTGGGATATTTCCCCGGCGCGGATCTTCTTCATCATACGCAGGAAGGCGGGGCGGTCAGTATTCTTCCCGGACTTCCCGGCGTCTTCGAATAGTTCTGTTTTTTCGGCGTGTAAAATATGTTTACAATATGCCTTCAGTTCCTTTTCCTGGAAGGGAAGGGAATCCTTGTCAACCTGATACCCGGTCGAAACGCGGGTATAAATGGCGACTGTTTTGTTTTCGTTCATTAAATCAATCCCCCGGAATTCTTTTGAAAAGAAGAAAAAACAATATCATCAAATTTCGAAAGTTCAGACACGTCCTGAATTGCAGCCTTCCAAAACCTTTGATTCTTGTTCTTTTGCGCAGCGAATAAGGGATCCGAAGCCGAAATATTTAATCCCAAAACATCAACAGAAATCCAACGCGCCCGCGCCGTATACTTAAAACGAAGAAAATCCGACGCGCCAACACACAAAGAAAGATAATCTTCGGATCGTCTTTCGAGAGTGAGCGCGGCAGCAGGCGTCCGGCTTTTAATAAAATCAATAAAATGATTCGCAATCACAAGATCTTCAGGGCTTGCGTTCAGTTCTTTTTCAAATTGAGAAGAAATTGACAACTGCCCTTCGTTATAACTGATAGATATTCCGTTCATAAAAACACCTTCCTTTCTTATAAATCATTAAGGCCCAAAGACCGAAGTATCATATTTTTTTCGCCTTCCGGCAGCAGGCGGAAACGAATAATCAGATCTTTTTCAAGTTGAGAAAGGCGGAGCGAAGGCGCCGGATCATCAAAACGAACGGGCGTATCGTCCATATTGGCGATTAAATCATCGACGCCGATTCCCATAGCTGCCGCGATCTGATTCAATTTTGTAAGTGTGGGAACGATAGGACGACCGCTGCGAGGGTGTCGGCCGGATTCAAGCATTGACAGGTAAGAATTGCTGACGCCGGACAATCTTGAAAATTCCCGAAGTGAAAGATCATGTTCTTCGCGATACGTCCTTAATATATCCCCTATTTTCATAAGCACACCCCTTTCTTAAATGTTTAATAAATTATACAACAGATTAACAAATTAAACAATCGCGTTTTTATATGCTTGACATATTAAACAGTAATGCTTAAAATGTTAATCATACAAAGCGCAAAGGCGCGGAAAGGAGAAGACAAAATGGAATATATCGGAAAAGAAATCAGGGAAGAGAAGAGAATCACACAAGAAGAACTTGCAAAGAAAAGCGGCGTTTCCCGCTCGATTATTTGCGGCCTTGAAACAGGAAGAACGAAAACCACAACGACAAAAACGTTATTCAAAATAGCCGATACACTCGGCGTCACTATCAACGACCTTTTTGTCCGCGTCAATGCTTAACATATTAAGTACAAGAAAGGATCAAACCATGAACAGGGAATCATTCGAACCTTATCCGGGAAGGATTTACACAAACCACGGCGGCGGCCGCTTCTTATGTATCGCAGGCGGGGAAGAAGCCTTTTCTTCAGTAATGAAGAATATCGCTTCCGGGTGGACGCTTGAAGCGCACAATATCGGAATTTATGACGACGGGACAATCGACTGGGATTATTCAACGGGCGGATTCTTCAAGGAAATGACCGAATCAGAAAAGCGCCTGGCAATCCTGGACGAAGCCGTGACCACATTCGGCAAAGAAAAACAGGTTGACATGATGATCGAAGAAATGGCCGAACTTACAAAAGCGCTTCTGAATGAACGCCGGGGCCGGGAAAGCAACATATCCGAAGAGATCGCCGACGTCCTTATCATGGCCGAACAAATGAAGATCATCTTCAACAATGCGGATTCGGTCGAAGCGTACAGACAGGGAAAGATCAATCGCCTGGCGATCAAGATCGCAACGATCAAGGCAGGCGGGGAAGAGTGAAAAAGGCATGGAGAAGAAAGAAAATATCTGCGTCGCTATCTGCGTCGCTTGCATAACTGCGCAGCTTCTGAAAACAGATTCGTCAATACATGTCAGCTGCGCTTATTCGAAAGATTGCAAAGAGAAAGAGAGGTTCAAACCATGAAAGCGCTATTGAAGAAGATCGGCGAAAAACCAGAGATCGTAGACATTCCGAACACGCTTGAAGCGCTTCAGGAAGCAGTCGGCGGATATATCCAGGCTGTCACGGATCACACGGCAGCAGGCGTCTTCGCGATTATCTGCGACGAAGAAGGACGCCTGAAGGAATACGAATATAACTGCGAGATCAACGGCGTTTCTTTTGTCGGCGATATCTGCGTCGTAGGAGTTGACGGCGAAGAGTTCACAGACCTACCCGACGAAACAGCGAAGATCATAACAGATTATATCAACCGGGAATTTTGAACAAGAAAGGAAGGATCAAACCATGTCAGTAACAGAAATTAAAATCGACAAATTGAAGATTCACCCGAAGAACGTCCGCACCGAATACGAAGGGATTGACGAACTGGCGCAGAGTATCAAAGAAAACGGGATCATGCAAAACCTGACCGTCGTCCCGGACAAAGAGGATCCCGGAAAATACTTCGTTATCATCGGGAATCGCAGACTTACAGCAGCGAGACAGGCAGGAATCGAAACGGCGCCTTGCGTCATTATTGAAGACATGAGCGACCGGGATCAGATCGCGACAATGCTAACCGAGAACATGAACCGAAAGGATCTGAAGATCTACGAAGAAGCGTCCGCGATTCAAATGTGTTTTAAGGATTACGGCTTCGAAATGGAAGAGATCGAACAGAAGACGGGATTATCCAGTACCACGATCGCGCACAGGCTGAACGTCGCAAAACTTGACAAAAGAACCCTGAAGAGAGTTGCAAAGGACGAAGATTTTCAACTGACCTTATCTGACCTTTACGCCCTGGAAAAAGTCGAGGATATCAAGACAAGAAACAAGATTCTGAATGAAGCGAGAGACTCGAAGGATCTTGCAAACAAAGCCAGGGCAGCAGCTAGGGAAGAGAAGATAAACAAGAACGAAAAAGCATATATCGCACTTTGCGAAAAAAGAGGGATCAAGCCCGCACCGAAAGAAGCGGAAGATAACTGGTATTCCGGGAAGTGGATTCAGGAAACAAGTTTCAACCTTGACGATAAAGTTCCGAAGCAGCTAAAGATCGGGAAAGAAGGGGAACTGTTCTATCTTCGGCGCTATCAATGGATTTACATAATCAGCAAGGCAAAAACGAAAAAGAAAGAAGCGTCAAAGGCAGAAATCAAAGAGAAAGAGAAAAAGAGAAATCAGAAAGAGATCAAAACAAAATACAAGACCATGTTCGCAGATATGGGCGACTTCATTCGGAATATCTTCGACGGAAAAATCGACATGATAAAGGACACGGAAGAACTTGACCGCAGAATATGGGAATTCTTGCTTTTTGATTCAACATATATCGGGATCAACAGGGTAACGTCAACGATCACCGGGAAAGAAATGTACGATTCAGGCCTTACACAGAAGGAACGGGAAGAAGCGGAAGAGAAGGCGAAAAACCTTCCGATTATCTGTCAGAAGTTGGCCGTCGCCTACTGGGAAATAAAAGATCCGAATCTTACAAACTGGGACGGATCATATAACACAAAGACAGGGGAAAAATTAAATCTGTTTTATGAAATATTGCAGATGTTCGGTTATTCCTGGGCGGATAAAGAAAGCGAACTAATCGCAAACGGAAAGCATGAACTTTATATGAAGGCTTCCCGGTCATAATACGGATTTTGTGGATAAATATGTGGATAAATCAGAAAGGAACGGATCAAACCATGAGAAACACACTTGCAGACCTTAACAATCATTTATTTGAACAGCTTGAACGCCTGAACGACGAAGATCTTGACGACGACGCCCTGGAAAAAGAACTGAAAAGGGCGGACGGAATGTCAAAGATCGCAGAAAAGATCATAAGCAACGGCGAACTGGCATATAAAACAATCGTTCACATGGACGAATACGGAAAGCAATACGACATGAAGAGCCTTCCGCTTATCGGGGGGGGGTAAATAAATGGCCCGGAAATATCCGCCGGAAGTCCACGCCTTCATTGTTGAGAACTACGAAGGAAGAACTTCTGAAGAACTGGCGGAAATGGTCAACATCATATTCGGGACAGCCTTCACGAAGAAATCAATTCTTTCCTACAAAAAGAATTATCACCTTCGTTCCGGCTGCATAAAGGGGACTAAAAAGGGAACGACGATCAAATACCCTGAAGGCGTGATCGAATTCATAAAAGACGAATGTCGCGGCCTTAATACAGAAGAGACAGCGGCAGCAGTCAACAAAAGATTCGGATCCGGGACAATGACGCCGGATCAGGTCAGAGCCTTCAGGAAGAATCACAAGATCCCTTCCGGCGTTGATACCAGGTTCAAGCCGGGACAGGCAAGCCCTAACAGATTAAAGAAGGGCGAATATTATCCGGGTTGTGAAAAGACGTGGTTCAAGAAGGGAAACAAGCCACACAACGAAGTCGAAGTCGGAACCCACAGCCGGACAACAGACGGCTATCAGATTATTAAAGTGACCGAAAAGGGAACGCAGCGCGAAAGGTGGGAATTCCTGGCGCGTCATGTTTGGAAGGAACATTTCGGGGATATCCCTGACGGATATATGGTCGGATTCAAGGACGGAGATCCCGACAATATGGATCCTGACAACTTATTTCTTCTTACAAATGAAGAAAACCTGGAAATGAACAGAAAAGGGAAAAGATCGAAGTTCCCGGAAATAACACAAGCACGTCTGAACGTGGCCAAGGTACAGATCGCCGCCAGGAACAGACGCAGAAAGAGAAAGGAAGGTTCAAACAATGGGACAGTCAATCATTGATCTATTCAAAGCAGAAACAGAGATCGAAATCAAGGCGGGCGAATTATTCGCACTTATGAAGGAAGCAGCGAAAGCGGAATTCCTTATGAACGCGGCAAAGTGTGAAGTTCCTTATCGATATATTCGCGAAGTGGCGACAGGAGAAAGCGAACAGCCCGACGGGGATCCTGTTATCACTACCGCAGAAATAGAAATTCACGCTTCAGAAATTGCGGAACTTATAAAAAGAACGACTTTAGACGCGGTATTCCCGGAATCCAGGGAAGAAAAACACTTCAAGGAAAGAATAAACGAGATAAAAAGCGCCGAACGCGAAGAAGATCTTTCCATTTCTGAAGAAGAAGGCGATCGTTATCAGGAATTATCACAAATGAAATACGAAGAAATAAAGGAAATCGCCGATTCTTTAGGAATCAAAAATATCGACCTTTACGGAAAAGACGGAACTATCATCAGGATCATCAGAGCAGAACGCGCCCTGAAGGAAGGAGAAGATCAGGAATGAAAAAAGCAGATATCAAACTGGAAGAACTTCTGACCGTGGTCGGCCCTTCAATGATCGTCCGAATCATGGACGAAGAAACAGGATCGCCGACAGGACAATTCGACACGCCCGAAGACATAACCGTATTCAAGGGAACGGCCGCAAAGGCTTTCCGTGAATTCTCCGGGAAGGGAAGAATGGTCAAGTTGATTCACCCTGAAGTCGAGAAGGAAGGCAATAACTACGTCCTACACGTTTATATCTATTAGGTGGCAGCGGGGCAGCAGGCGAAAGAAAGGATCAAACCATGAGATTATCGGAATTTTTGGAAGTGATAAATCCGGCAGACAGAATCAGGATCATCGAAGGGAACCGGGGAAATAAAGACGTCAGCGAAGATCCGAATCTGAAGATTCTTTATTCGGGATATAAAAGCCTTCTTTCATTTACAGAAGAACTTCAATTCCTGGAAAAAGACCCTGAAATCATTCGATTCATAGCAACGCCGGAGATCAGACACAAACAATATAAAGAACTGGGACTGATCCCACCGTATGAACCCGATATTTCGAGAATGTACGAATTCAAGGATCTGACTTTGTTCATATATTATGACATTTTCTTAAAACGGAAGGAATGACACATGAAAAACGAACCGACAGCCCTAACAATGGCCGGAATATATAGCCTTCTTCAATTAGAACTTGAAGATCTGAACACGGAAGATCTAAAGGACGAACTATCAACGACAACGGGCGCCCTGGAAAAGATTGGAGAAATGAGCGTATCCGTCAGGGAAGACCTGGAAAATATAACGAATTCGATTATCGAAGTCGGAATCGAAGACGGATATCGAGAAGGGAATCCCGAAGTGATTCACAAACAGTTCACGGATATATATCGGATCGCCCTTGACCTGGCCGGGAAAGCGGTTCGACTTGCAGCAGTAGCCAGGCGCGGAATCATTGATTCGGTCGATCTCGGCCGAATAGATCGTTGCGAAGGTGGAAGAAATGGAGCAGACACAGATTGAAAAATTAAAAGCGGCCCTTCGTGATATCGGAATCCGAACGGACAAAGATCTTCAGGAAGCAATCAAAAGCCTTCCGCCGCTTAAATTGCATATTATGACAGGGCCAGTCCTGGCCGGAAAGGAGAAGACATGAAAGAGAAGATCAGACAGTTATTTTGTAGACATAAAGAATTCGAGTATTGCAGAAAGATAGAACCTTTCCACCATTTACAAGGCGAACGCGTATATAAGCGCTGCGTAAAATGCGGAAAGATTATCGGATCGGAATTCTTATCAAACGAAGAATTCATGTATCGATTCAAATAAGGGGGAGTTATGGACGCAAACGGAAACCTTGTGATCGCGGTTGATTTTGACGGAACACTTTCTTTCGGAAGGTGGCCGGAAACAGGCGATCCGAATATAGATCTGTTTTCTTACCTCATAAGACAGAAGGAAATCGGATCCAGGATCATTTTATACACCTGTCGCCGGGGCGAACAACTGGAAGAAGCTGTCAGGTATTGCAGCAGATACGGCCTGAAATTCGACGCCGTAAACGAAAACCTGAAGGAACATATTGATTTCTACGGAGAAGACACCCGGAAGATCAACGCGGATCTTTATATCGACGATAAAGCGGTCAAACCCGAAGACATTATCAACAGTTAAGAAAGAGAGGATCAAACCATGTTCGGAAGAGAAAGAAAAGACAGCAGAAGGGAACTTCGAAGCGTATTCAGGGCGACAGAATACATTCAGACAGCGGAGACGCCACGCGAAGCGGATATTATGACAGGCTACGTCCTGGGAATCATCGGCGAAAAGGTGGATTCCGGCAGGCTTACCGTAAAGACCGGGGACGCCCTGGGGAAAATGGTCGAAGCAGTCGGCGAAAACATTCACAGGGCTATCGCAAGCGGCCGCAAGGTCGAGAGTATGGCGGACTATTACCTGGACGAAGAGGATCCAAGCGAAAGCGAGGATTCAGAAACGGGGGCCTGATATGAAGATTACAAGCGAAAAGGCAAGAATCGAATATATCAGAAAAGACCTGTTCAACGATAGGATCAAGGAACTTCAGAAGATCGGGGATATCCCGGTTCAGATTGAGCCTTCCCCGGAAGGATATATCGTCGAGTTTATGGAAGAAAAGCAATATATAAACCTTCCGACGGTATCGGCAAAGCTGAAGGCGGCAAGGTCGCAGATCAAGCGCCTGGAGAAAGAAAACAAGTCCCTGACGGAAAGGAACGCGGAATTATTAAGAAGGGACGAAGCCAGGGGAAAGGAAAAGGATATCGCGTATTCATACGACTTTATGTTATTATCCGCGATTCACGAACTGGGCCGGATCCTGGGCGGACTTCCGAAAGAATTCTGTTTTCTTCTGAAGTGGAAAAGATACGGGGATTTCGCCGCAGCGCGTCGTGAGTATTGCGAAAAGGCGGGGATCAATGAAGAAGATCTGATCCCTAAAGATGAATAAAACGAGATCCCGGCGAAAGGCAGGACGCCAAACACCGGGATCAGGATCAAACCATATATATTATACACGAAAGGCGGGACTTATGACAAGAAGATATCGCAAGGCAAACAGCATAATCATATTATTGACGGCGATCACGGCAGCAGGCGGGATCCTTTGCTTCGCTATGGTATGCGGCCAGGGGCAGCAGGCGAAGGCAAAAGAGGAAGTCGAAGTCATATTCGAACCGATTCCGCAAACGGATTCCTTCAATAATATAGAAGATATTCAGATCCGGGACGAAGAGATTCAGGACGAAACACTTATCCAGGGCGCCGGAAGGGCAGCAGGAATCGACATAACAGATTCAATCGAATTCGTAGCCTTACCCGTTGACATGTCCGCAGAAGACCAGGGAACCGTCTATGACATATGCCGCCAGTATAATATCGCCTTTCCGCTTGTTATGGCCATGATCGAACACGAATCACAGTTTGATCGCCTGGCAAGATCTACAACCGGGGATTCGGGATATATGCAGATTAACGACTGCAACGTTGACACATTATCAGAAGCCGGATTCGAAGATCTCTTCCTATTAGAAGATAACGTCGGCGCAGGCTGTCACATACTGCGCGAATTATTCGACAGATATCCGGGTGATACGACTTTTGTTCTTATGTGTTACAACGCAGGAGAAAAAGGCGCGAAAGAACAGGTCGCCGCCGGAATAACAGAAACAGAATACACAAATGAAATCGAGACACGCGCGAAAGAATTTTCGGATTACATTGACGCCGCCCTGAAATAATAGAACGCCTGTTCTGTTACAAAGGAAGGGGACAAAGGTTTCCCCGGCCTTGTAATGGGTATTAACATTTCAACCATATTTTTAATTATTAAATATCAAAGGACAGAAGGGCGGTTTTGATGAAGGGTAAAAATAAATATTTTACTGATTACGATTTCGAAGAAGCGTATCAGAAACAGATCGATAATCTTCAGCAGGCAGAAATTGAAAGACTGACGAAGAACAGAAAAGGGATCGCCTATCAGACAAAGACAACGAAAGCAGGAAATCAGCTTGAAGCAGATATATATCCGGCCTTCGGAAACAGACAGGACGCACCCAGGACAAAAAGGGGAAACAAGAGCAGGCCCGCACAAAAGAACCTGAACGATAAAAGGGCGAAACGATATTTGAACAATCTGATATCAGCCAACTTCGGAAAGGGGGATATATGGGCGACCTTCACTTATGACGAAGAACACCTTCCTGAATCCCCGGAAGACGCAGATCGGATCTTTGCGAACTACATTCGCAGGATCAACAGGAGAAGAAGGAAAGCCGGAAAGGACAATGCGAAGTATATCGTTGTCACAGAATGGAGCGACGACGAAGAAAAAGGAATCCGCTGTCACCACCACGTTATCATTGACGGATCAAATGATCGTGACGAATTAGAGAACCTATGGCGACAGGGCAGCAGGAATCACACAAGAAGGATTGATCCCGATCCTGACACACACGCAGCCGGGATCGCGAACTACATCACCAAAGACCCACACGGCCGTAAAAGGTGGCGGGCGTCAAAGAACCTGAAGAAGCCGATCGTCACGAAATCATATTCGAGATTCGGAAAGAGGACGGCCGAAAGAATGGCAACCGACAGGGGATATCTTGAAGAACGGATCACGAAAGCATATCCCGGATATAAGTTCATAGACGCAGAAGTAAAGATAAACGATATCAACGGCGGTTTTTATATATACGCCCGTATGCGGCGCGACTGACCGACGAAGATATAAATAACAGCAATCAGGAAAAGAAAGGAGCAAAGGACAATGCTAACAATCACAACGAACAAAGAAGAGATCTTCGAGATTGCAGCAGGAGAGAAGAAAGAAAAGGCGCTTCCCTTGACTGACTTTTGGGAAAAGCGGATCGTCAATCTTTTGGGCTTCTCCGACGAAGACACAAAGACAATCGTTCACAATCTGCGAGAAGACAGGAAGGGAACCACAGACGCAGAAAGGGAAGTCAGATTCACGGCCGGGGGCGTCGTATCGATCACAGTCAAGGCGACATTCAAGATCGGACGATTGAACGACCTTGCGTCAGAAACGTTCGTCCTGACAATCAAAGAGATCATCGAACAGACAGGGATCAATCAGGAACAAAGCGTCGAGAAGGTGGACGGCGAGATCGTCGGAGAAGGGACGGTCGGATTAAAGACGGCGCCCGCAATCCGAACAATGTCACAACAGACGGGATTCTGTAAGTATTGCAATCAGGCAAGGATTATCGAAGCGCCGGAAGGAATATCAGTCGCAGATCTGAACGAACTTGCTTCCCAGGACTGCGACTGCGACGAAGCACAAAGACAGCGGAACCGCCGGGCAAAAATGGAAGCCGCCGGAGCCTGGGCGAAGAATGTCTTCAGCAACCAGGACGGACAGCTTCAAGTTGCACTATGCGCAATCAAGGCGACATTCGAAGGATCAATCGATTATGTGACCTTGAAGATCGGCAAGCATACGCACAAGATCGACACGGATTCCGACGGAATGATTCGGATCCGAACAACGTTCAGGGATAGCAACGAGGAAACATTTTAGAGAAAGGCAGGCGGGGCAGATTGAAACGATACTTCCTGGACTACAACGAAAAACAGATTATAAACGCAATAGTCCGGGAAGACGCCCGCGACAAAGCGAATAATAAATCCGGCTTCAGGAAGAAGAGCGCGTCGGCGATCCAAAAGGCAAAAGACAGCCTGGACGTCGGCGACGCTTCGCCGGAGATCAGAAATCATATTGTCGAAAAGATATATCAGTCGATCGCATATTCCCAGGCGTGGGAACTGTTGGGCGAAACATACTGCGGCCGCCGTCGCTTTTATGAGATCCGAAAACAGTTTTGTTTCCTGATCGCTGACAATATGGGAATGATAGACGACAAGCGCAAGCGAAAGGCAGGCGGGCGATAGAATGGCGAAAGACTTTTCAGAATGGTTTTATAAGTCAAAGGCCTGGAAGAAAACAAGAAGCGCATATATTACTTATTGCGGCGGCTATTGTGAACGCTGCCGAAGGGAAGTCGAACAGGGACGGCGGAGCCTGGAAGACATGAAGCCGATCGCAATCGTCCATCACAAAATTTATTTAACGCCGGAGAATATAAACAACCCGGCGATCAGTCTGTCCTTCGATAATCTCGAAGGACTATGCGACGAACATCACAACAAGGAACACAAGGAAGGAGAAAGGCGTTATCATTACGATCAAAACGGAAATATTATTCCGCCTTGATTCCTTCTGCGCACCGACCACACCCCCGGGGGTCGCTAAAAAATAAGGGGCGTTGAGTACCGAGGGGGAGCCCTCCAAAAAACGCTGACGTGCGCGCATATATAGGGGGGTTAGGAGAATCTTCAATATATGGCCGAAAAAAAAGAGCAAATTTCAAAAGATGAAAAGATTTTGACTGAAGAGAACGTCAAAAAGGAATTTAACGCGATCCGAAGAATGTTTCGCCCGGTAAAAGAAGACGACCCGGACAAAATGAAAATGATCGAAAAGATCATCGAAGAAGTCGCCTTTCAAAAAGTCGCCATGAGACAGGCAAAGGCGGAATTGATCCTTCACGGATTGCAGACCACAACAAAGAACGCGTCGCAGAAATTCGTCAAAGAGAATCCGGCCGTTCAGACATACGACAAATACGCGAGATCCTACGCGTCAAACATGAAAACACTTATCGACATGTTACCGCCGAAGCAGAAGAAGGAAGTTTCGCGCCTGGCCATGTTAAGAGAGGACTAAAAACCGGGAATGAAAAAAAAGACGATCCAGGGCGTAAATGAAAGGCCCGACGTATATGACAATTACATATTCGAGTATTACGACGCGATCGTCAGAATCAAGAACGGCGAAAAGGTTCCGGGCGTCAGGGCAGCAGGCGTCTTCATTCATGCGATATACAAGATCCTGACGGACGGATTAAAGTCCGGCGAATATCTCTTCGACAGGAAGAAAGCAAACAAGGCGATCAAGTTCATTGAAAACTTCTGTCACCATTCGGAAGGACGTTCCGATCTTCTCATACTCGAACTATGGCAGAAGGCGATTGTTTCAGCGATCTTCGGAATCATGGATCCCGAACACCCTGAAAACAGAATGTTCCGTGAAGTCCTTCTGATCGTGGCCAGGAAAAACGGAAAGACACTTTTTGCCGCTGCGATCATGGCCTACATGACATATATCGACGGAGAATACGGCGCGAAGTTGTACTGTATGGCCCCGAAGTTGGATCAGGCGGAATTATGCTTCGACGCCTTTTATCAGATCGTCCAGTCAGACGATGAACTGAACAAGATCACGCAAAAGAGAAGGACGGATCTATACGTCAAGGAATTCAATACGTCAGTCAAGAAGCTGGCCTTCAACTCGAAGAAGTCCGACGGATTCAACGTCTTTTTCTGCCTGAATGATGAAATCGAAGCCTGGCGCGGCGACGCCGGACTGAAGCAGTACGAAGTTATATCTTCGGCGACAGGCAGCAGGACGCAGCCCCTTATCATGTCAACGGGAACGGCCGGATATGAAAACGACGGAATATATGACGAACTGATCCGAAGGGCGACGGCCTTCCTGAAGGGAAGATCTATCGGCAAAGAAAAAGAACGGCGGTTTCTGCCGTTTTTGTATATTATCGACGACGTCGAGAAGTGGGACACCAGGGAAGAACTTGAAAAGTCGAATCCGAACCTGGACGTTTCCGTAAGGTGGGAATATTACCAGGAACAGATCGCGATCGCACACGCGAGCCTATCAAAGAAAGCGGAATTCCTGACAAAGTTCTGCAACATCAAACAGAATTCTTCGATTGCCTGGCTTGACTTCCTGGACGTTGAAAAAGCTGTCAAGAAGGATCCTGACGGACTGGCTGTTCATTACACCCTTGAAGATTTCCGGGGCTGTTATTGTGTCGGCGGAATCGACCTTTCAAGAACAACGGACTTGACGGCCGCTTCGATCGTGATCGAAAGGGAAGCTGTCAATTATATCTTCTGTCAATTCTTCATGCCACAAAAGCGATATGAAGTCGCTGTCGATGAAGAAGGCGTCCCATATAATCTATACAAAGAACGGGGCTTCCTGACGATTTCAGGAGATAACGCGGTCGATTATCGGGACGTTTACAAGTGGTTTTTTGACCTGGTCAAGATCTACAAGATCAAGCCCCTGAAGGTGGGATATGATAGATATTCCGCCCAGTATCTAATCAACGACATGAAGGAAGCGGGCTTCCACATGGACGACGTATATCAGGGAACCAACCTGACGCCGATCCTTGTCGAGTTCGAAGGAAACCTGAAGGACGGACTGATCGCAATCGGTGACAACGCACTTCTTCAGTCGCATTTCTTGAACGTGGCCGTTGATATCAACATCAACGATTCACGAATGAAACCTGTCAAGATCGACAAGCGGTCACACATCGACGGAGCCGTCAGCGTCTTCGACGCCTTCACGGTGAAAATGAAATATTCAAGCGAAATCGCGCAGCAACTAAAGAACGTCGGAAGGTAGTCGCGGCAGAAATGAAAGTGGGTCATTCTGTCGCGATTTTATTTTGTATTCTTATGGCAAGATAGGACAAAAATATCAAAGAAAGGGGCGTCGAAAACATGGGCCTGATCCGGGACTTGTTAAATTTGAGACGCGCGAAATATTCGCCGTTCATAGCGATTTCCGGGGACTACCAGGCGAACGGAAATCTTGAAGAATCTGACATTGTCGGAGCGATTGCGAACGTTATCGCGTCGAATGTCGGAAAATTAAATCCGCAGATTATCCGCAGGACTGAAGAAGGTCTTCTTTCCCGGAATGATTATCTGTCAAAGATCCTTTCCGTAAGGTGGGCGCCGGAACTTGATACATATTCCGCACTTTACAAAATGGCTGCGAATCTTGTCTATCATTCGAACGCCTACGCGGTTATATTTTACAATTCAGACTTCACAAAGGTTCAGTCAATCGTCCCGGTCGAAGTCTCTGACGTGAGAATATGGGAAGACGCCACATCGGGCGAAGTTCTTTTCCGCTTCAGGTGGGA